GGCTGGCCTCTGTGCCAGATCCCGTGACTGATGTTCCACTCCCGATCAATCCATCAAACTGAGCCTCTACGGTCGCGGCTGAGGCGTTCCACGCGATGGAGGCCGTCAGACCCTCAGGCAGTGTCAGTTTGAAAGTGCCGGAGCCTGTGCGAGCCGGAACTGAGATTGCGTGCACGGCACCCGATGCGGAGCTTCCAGCATCGTTGATTTTGCGGAGCGTGCCAGTGCCACCCACCTGACGCAAACTGCCGTCGATTGCAGCTGCTGCGAGGTTTGTGGAGTTGTCGATCAGGTGCACCAACTGCGGGTGGTAGAATGACCCCGGAGCGTAGGAGGCGGCGCCCCACGTCTCGGCGTTGCCGATGTGCTTTCCGACGATGCCCAAAAAGTCGCTGAAGTCGCTGAGGTCATTGAGGGCGTTTGCGGCAGCAGCAGCCACAGCAGCATAGGCAGCGTTTGCCGTGCTGTTGCTGTAATCCGGCTGGATCGTCCCGCCCGCGTTTGTGATTGTGGTCTGGCGGCCTTGATACTCCAGCGTGATGCTGTTGCCGGTCGTGAAGTCCAGCAGAAAATGGGCAGCGTATCCGCGGTTTGCGTTGCTGCCGAAATCCGTCGATACCGACAACTGCGCCGTCGGGTTGTTCAGAATTTTGAGTGCCGTTGCACCCACTACACTGCTGATCGAAATCGAGGGCCGTGAGGCGGACGTGTAGCCCGTGAAATCCAGAACATAGTGCGCACCGCGGACCCCGTCACCACTGGCCAGGATTCCGCCGTACACCTCCACGTTGTTTGTCGCCAGTGATTTGACGATTTGCCGAACGCGAGCAATGCCGTCATCAGATCGCACCGTTGCAGAATTGCCGTCAATTGTCAGACTGAATGAGGAATCGGCCTCCACGCCCAGCATCCACACGTCATGCGGTCCCGCTTTGTACGGCGTCTGTTCTCGGACGTTGACCACCCTCCCATTCTGCAGCGTCGTGGCGTCCATCACCACCGATACCGGAGCGGCGGCCAACTCGCCGATCCACTCCAGGTAAATTTCATCGGCCGTGGACGATCGGATTGTTGCGGATGCTGCTTTCCCGGTTGCCCCAGCAATTGCCGTCAGCAGGCCAGCAGCATCGCCGTAGGTGATCGCACTGGTAATCACGCCGTTGATGGTCAGTTTGTACGTACCCGCGCGAGCCCCGTTGAAACTCAACAGCGTGATTTGATTGACAGGTGTGGCCCCGAAGTCATTGCTCACTGTGACCGTCGGACGAACGGCCATCGAAATGATGAAATCGTCATCGTCCGGACCGGCGGCCACCACGTCCTGCCCATCGGCAGTGAATGCGATGTTGGCGAATTCCGGGGCGCCGGAATCCTGCAGCGTCTGGGCAATCGTCGAAGCGTTCCACGTGCCGAATTTAAACACTCTGGACCCGCAACTGATTTCCACCTCCACCAGTCCGGCAGTACCCGGGGACAGCAGGCGAAGAATTTTCGGTTGCGGCAATGCGTCACCGCGGAATTTATTCAGTGGCATGGGATACCTCAGGTAAACAGCAGATTGAAATCGAGCTTGCGCGGGATCAGATACTTGACGAAATGCAGATCAGATTTTTCCAACTTTTGCTTCAACACCCATTCGTATTGCGGAGTTTCGTCGGGTGGTGCCACGTTTTTGTATTCGCGAATTTGATTTCCGTCTTTGTTCAGCGGAACCGGTTTTTGCACCGCTTTGCCGGCGGAGTCTGTGGCGGGTCTGCGGATCTCCTGAGTGTATGCCAGGATCTTCCGCGGCTGCCCGATCAGCGTTTGCTCCCATGGTGCATAAATCGGTTTCGGCGGGAAGTATTCTGTGAGTCCCTGATTCAGGTATTCGCTTCGCCACGTTGATTCACGATACATGAATTGCAGCGGCATTTCGCGGTATTCGATTTCGCGTCCGTCAACCTCTGTGTACTGCGGCAGTGACAGGCGGATGCCGCGCATTTTGAGCGTCTCAGGTGCAGCGATAAATCCGTCCAGTTCGACCGGCTCAGAGTTCACGCACACGTGCGCGAATTGTCCCAGCCACTGCGGAATTTGTGTGACGTATCGCGTTCCGGAGAACACCAGAATTTGTTCCTCTCGGACGATGCCAATCAGAGCCTCGCCGGCGGTGTTTACCAGTGGGTTGCCCTCGCCGTCAACCTCAGCCGGCACCTCGTCAAAATCTGTCTCCACCTCAAATTTCAGCGGGCGACGAAGGGGGTTCGGGTCGCTGGTTGTGCCTCGTCCGGTGCCAACTCTCAGCACCAATTCAACCACCGCTTGGCAGTGCTCGCTGTTGGCGATTTTTTCGATTTTCAGTCGCTCGACGTAGTACCCGGTTGAGCGGTAAATGCCCGGCGACAGATCCGGAAACAATGAGGCGCAGAGGTCCTCGGACATGTCTGCTTGATCGGTCAGGCAGATCAGATTCCAGTATTCTGTTACGCGGCGTTCTGGCGTGCCGTCTTGAGGATACGTCAGCTCCCCATCTCGCTGGTGTGCCAGTTCTCGCCGCCAGAGTCTTGCCTGTGGCAGTGCCATTACTTGCGGCTCCCTCTAATCACCACAGCGTTGTTCCGGGTTTCGCGTCTGGTCCGCTCAAACTCGTCCTCCAGAGTGCCCTCAAGAGACTTCACAGCGTCCGTGGTCTCATCCTGTGCTGTTTGCTGGTTGAGTGATTCGTAAATCGCTCGCTGGCCTTCCTGCGTGCGTTTGTCGACGGCGTCAACAAATGCCGCCCGCTCCTGCTGCACCGCTGCAACGTTGCGGCGTACCTGATTCGCCAGTGTCGTGCCCGGTGACGTTGGTGTGCCAGGCTGTGGCGGCTGTGCTGCAGGTGACTGCTGCTGTTCGGCCTTCAGATCCTCGCTGCGTTTTTTTGCCTTGTCTACGGCCTCCTGCATTTCCAACTGGACAGACTGAATCTCAGCGGCGTAGGCTTTGCGTTCTGCCTCGTACGCACTTTGCCGCTGGTCCTCCTCGTCTCGCACCATCTGATTCAGCTTTTCGGTGTTGGAGATTCGTTGCGGCACCTCACGGCCTACAAGTCGATTTGCCCAGTCAGTCAGTTCCTGGATCTTGTCCATCACCATTGCCACAGCAGATGCCGGAGCGTTCACGATGTTGGACCACAGTTGCGCCCAGATCTCGCGGATTGTGATCCCCATTTCATTCATGCCCGCGCGGATGTTAATCATCCCCATCCGGATCGCGGCCCACGCGGCTGCCATGGCCAATTCTAAAGCGCCCTGCAAATCTCCGGACCGGATCATGTCCACAATCTGCGTGTAGGCCGGCCCGAACGTGGTCAGCATGGTTTCTGCCATGCCTCGCAGATTCACGTCAGCCCCCGCAATCGCCACGCCAGCAGCAGCGAGTACCACGGGGATTGCAATCCACGGGTTCAGCATCAGTGTCACCGCGGAGCCCAGCAGACCAGCGGCAGCAGTGGCCAGCGAAAACACCGTGCTCACAGCACCCACGGCAGCCCCAGCGACTGAGGCTATCACCGACAGAGCGGACAGGATTTTCGCCAGAGCAATCAGAGCCACCCCCGCACCGAACACAACGGCTGTGGTTTTGAGTGCGTAGACGATCAATTCACCGTTTTTCGCAATCCAATCTGTGACTCTGCCAGTGGCCTCGGTAATCCACGTGCCCAGCTGCTCCAGCGTCGGCGCTAACGCCGTGCCGATTGCAATTGCGGCACCCTCAATCGCTGACGTGAACCGACGCCACACGCCACCGGGGCCTGCGTCCATTTCCTCAGCGGTTCTCTGTGCAGTTCCACCGGCGTTCTGCAATGCAGCAGAAAGCTGCTGCGTATTGGCGGCTGTGTTTGCAATTACCGTTGCACCGGTGATCCCGAGCAGCCCGAATGCCTCGTTCATCTTCGCGATGCGCTCACCAGCGGGCAGGTTGTTCGTGGCTGCGGCGAGTTCGGCCATAACCTGCACCATCGGGCGGAGATTGCCAGCAGCATCGAGAAATTCCACGCCAAACAACTGCCGCATTTTGTCCGCCTCAGCGGCGGTAATCGTGCCAAGTCGGCGGAGTGCGGTTCCGGCGTTTGTGCCCTGAATCCCGACGTTGCCCAGCGTTCCGAGAATTGCCACCGTATCCTCAAGCGACATCCCCAAATCAGCAGCCACCGGGCCAGCGTAACTGAGGGCCTCGCCTAGCTGCTCTACGCTGTTGAAGGTGGCGTTTGCCGCCAACGTCATCACGTCAGCCACGCGGGTCGCGTGCTCTGCACCCAGCGAGAACTGGCGGAGTGTGGCGGCCATGATTCCCGCGGACATCACAGCGTCTGTGCCCGATGCCCGAGACAGATTCAGAACTGCCGCCGTCATCGTGTCGATTTCGTCGACGTTGAACCCGGCTTTGCCTAACTCACCCATCAACTGAGCAACCTGCACCGCAGTGAATGAGGTCGTGCGGCCCAGTTCCAAGGCAGTGTTCCGCAATCGCTCCAGATCGTCGCCAGTGGCCTGTGACACCGCACCGGTCATTCGAATCGCATCGTCAAACGCAATCAACTGAGCGACGGGCAGGGCGGTTGCAGCGAGGCCACCGAACCCGGCAGCAAATGCCGTGCGTCCGATGTTCTGCACACGCGCCCCAAACTGCCTCAGGCGACGTTCCGCCACCGTCAGACCGCGCTTCAGTGGATTATCTTCGAGGAAGAATTCCACGAACGCGCGGCCCGCTCTGACTGATCGACTGGACGCCACTGGTGCACCTCACAACCACCGCAGAAATGGACTAACCTCAGGTTTCGGCGGCTTTGGTTTTTCGGCTTTGTACGGATTGAATCGCGATGGATTGCCGGGCTTTCGTGTTTTCGTGTCGACAACCACCGCTATCAGATTTGACACCCGTTCCCACTCCTCGCACCGGCGGGCCCGATCCATCGTATCGAGTTCCCGCCAGGTGAGAGGATCGGGGTTCAGTCCAAGCCGTCCGGCTGCGGCATAGACGGATTCCCAGGGATCAGTTCCATCGTCAAAATCTCCCGCGTTACCTCGCTCGCCAGATCCGTCTGCGTGATCCGACTCGCCAGCGTCAGCCTCGCTGCCTGCATCGTCTCCACCGCCTTCATCAGCGCGGCGGCCATCTCTGGTTCGCCGCTTTCGTGGAAAAAATCCCGAAGGCTTTCGATTGCTCCGCGAATCAACGCGGCGACGTCTGATCCCACGGCCATTTCGGCCAGTTCGTCCTGCTGCTCAGTGGTCTGCAATCCGTAGAATTCGCAAATCACCGGGAAGCAAGTTTCGCTGTGGCTGAGGAACTGCGAAAACACGTTGACGTCACGGCTCAGCAGATCGATTCCGCGAATGCGCTTGATGCGTCGCAGCAGCCCCAGTGTAGCCTCACACTGGAGTTCACGGCCCTTTGCGAGTTTAACCATCGGCATTGTCGCTGCCTCCCTGCTCAACCACAGACGCCTGGGCAATCTGCTGCTGAATGAAATTCGGGTCTGCGATTTTTGCGGCCCCGTGCTCGCGGGCCTGATCGACGGTCATAAACGGCACAGCGGTAAACCACTGGACTGTGCCGTCCGGATTCTGAACACAGTGACGGACTGGTTTCATTTTGCTTCCCCCGTGAAGCGTTTACGAAACTGGAAATGACGATCAGACGGTTGTGGTGGTTGGCGCCGCGATCGTATTGAATGTCGGCTGGTATGTGCTCACGGCTGCGGGCTGCAAACCAAATTCAACCGTGTTGAATGCGGCCAAGTCCGAAGGCTTTGGCGCACTGGTCACAACCATGTCAGCGAACACGCCACGACTGCCCGCAACTGCAATCCCGCCGTCCATGTCGGCTACTGCAATCGGAGTCCCGTTCCGGTAAGCGGTCCAGAGAATCGCCTGTGCGGCGTCGTCTGGATCGTAGGTCACACTGAGCGTGTAGGACAGCGTCCGCTTGCCCACACCATGCGTGACAAATTCCCCGCGTCGGTTGGTGATATCGGCCACCGCGCGGCTGTCCTCCATCCCGATTGCCTCGGTCAAATCAACTTCGCTCCACGTAATCGGCGTGCCCGCCTGATGCAGCGTTGCCGAAACGTAGAATTTGCCACGAAGGCCATGTTTGTATGCCATCAGAGTATGTCCCTAAAAATTGCCGGAATCTTCCTGTCAACTGCCGTATCGAATGCCGGTCCCATGTATGGCCGCGGGGCCATTGTGACCGGCTTTTTTTCGTATGATGCCCGGACCTTATTTTCCTCAGCCAGAAACCACCGCGGCCGATAGGCCACAGTGGCTCCGCCGAATTCCAACAGACCGGGAACGTCCTTTTTGTCGAAGATGATTGGACCGATCACCACCGACGCCAGATTTGGTTCAACAATGAATAAAATTAGATCGCGAAAGCGGCTGAAGATTTTGCCGCTGAACGTGTAGTCCTTGCGATAGTTTGGCGGTGAATACGGGGCCGATATTGTCTGCGGCCACGGTTGCACGATGTCTTTCAGCTCGGCTTCCTGAGCCTTCCGAGCACCGGCAACAAACCGCCCACGTTTGTCGCGCTTCAGCTCGAATCTGTCGAGGCCCACAAGCTCTTTGATTTCTTGTGGCAGCTCATCCGCTCGCAGGTCCCGCTTAGGCTCCAGCGAGTTGCGAGCGACTCGCATGACGTAGGCCCCGAACGTGGCGAGGCGGCGGCGGGCCACCTTGTCCAGGCGGCTCACGATCGCGGGACGATCCAGAAACAGGGTTTTCGCCTGCTTCACGGTCATCCGTAAACCGAATTCCTCCACGCTCATTGCCACTGCCTCGACGTGTAGACCTTCGCCGAATTGTCGTTGTTCCACCACTGCCAATGCCTGCCAGTTGTCACCGACTCACACACTCGATAATCAATTTCATCGACTGTGATTTGATCCCCGATTTCGAGGTCCTCAGCACAGACATCCAGCCCAATAATCCAGAGTTGTTCGTTCGAGTCAATCGTAAAATCGCCGCCGACTGACTGCAGGTTTTTGCGGCTTGAAACTCGCGTGATCAGAATTCCGGAAACAATCGTTTCATCGCCTCGCGTGATCGTCGCAGTTTCGCCCGCAACCGCCTTAATGCGGCTGCGGACGTGGGCTGCGGCTTCGGTTCGGCGGCTCATTTTGTGACTCGAAAAAAACAGGCTGCAGGCTTTCGCGCTGCAACCTGCGGGGGGTTGATCTGTCGATCGTTCAGCCAGTCAATCACGGCGCCGGTGTGGTCGTGGTTGGGATCTGTGCTGTGTTCGTCGGCTGCCCAGCGTTGTTGAGGGCCACCACGCCAAACGCGGCGTTCAGCGGCTTGTCCTTAACGTACGTACCAATCACGGTGCCGGTCAGTGCGAGGCTCTGCGTGGTCATGCTGATTCGTGCCGGCTGACCAGCTGCAATTGCAGCAAAGTTTCCGGCGGTAATCTTCAGTGTGACCTCGGTTTCAAGTGCCGGAATCACGCCACCGCTGGCCACGTTTTGCGTGCCACCGTAGTAGCCGATTCTGCCGTCGGGGCATTCGTGCAAATGGCCACTGCTGACAGCTCGCAGGGCGGTCACGTTTTCGACGATCGAGTATTCACCGTGGACGGTCGCGCCCATAATCACTTACTCCTCTTGCGTTTGGGCTGCGTGTCAGCCTCGTTGTTTTCTGCCTCACCCGGTGTGAGGTCAAACGATTCATCGGACTCGTCCGAAGTGTCAGTGGATGCCGCCACGGCGGCTAAAATCAAACCGAATTTGATCAGCTGTGCGGCGCGGAGGTCATCGAATTCGGCAGTGGCCCCCACTTCGTGGGTCACACCGTTGTCGATGAATCTTTGCAGCACAAGATAGCTATTCATGTTTGACCTCAACCGCCGTGGAAAATCAAAGTGTCAGTGATCAGGCGTTGTTACGCTGAATCGACTTGCGGCGAACCGGAGCGATACCGGCTGCCATGCTGCAGTCGTACCAGAAACCAAACTGGCCGTTGCCCAGCTGACCATTGCGGAGGCGTGGAACACGGCCAAGGCCTGCCACGTAAACCAACTCGATTGCCGGCTGTGTTGCGTCTGCAATCCACCAGCTGGTGGGCACACCTGCAACAGTCGCCGGAACGTCTGCTGTGTCGGTCGGGTCGGTGAATCCGTTGTCGATGCGTGAGTCGGACATCACGCCACCGATCTGGCCGGCCAAGACGTTCAGCGAGCTTCGCGTTGCGTTCTCTCCGGTGATCAGAGCGGATGGGCTCAGCAGTTCTGCAGCGGTGAATCGGTTCGCACGGCTCACAATCAGGTGAGTCGGGCGGACATCGATGTTCACACCGTTTTCCTGCTGCGTTTCAAACGCTGTCAGACCAGTGATCAGGTTCGTGCGGTCCAGTGCCTTGCTGGTTCGCAGGTTGCCGTCAGTCGTGTTGAAAAACGCCCGAGTGTTCGACATCGTCGGGTTAGCAATCAACACGTAGGCAATCAGGTCATACAGCAGCCGGCGGCTTCTCTGGCCCATCACGGTCCCAGCCTGTCGCAGCGTGTCAAATCGTTCGTCGATCAGGTCCTGCTCGCTGAACTGGAATCTGTCGGCGTACATCTTCGCACGAATCTGTTCACCATTCGCACTCATCGTGATGTCTTTTGCGACACCCTGATTCGGCAATGGTCTCGGAGTCCCACCGGTCAATTCGAGCGCCTTGCGTTCCGCGGCCATGAAATTCTGAACGTCGGATTCTGTGACCAGCTGCATCAGCTCGCTGGTCTGCTCCACCCATGACGCCATCACGCGGGCATTCAGCGCCTGCGTGTACATGTCGCTGATGGCGGTACTGGAGAATGCAGCTCGCAGCCATTCGTCGGTCCTCCAGTGACCCAGTTGTGACAGATCCTGACCACCGAGCCGGGCTGCGTGCGCGAACAGCTCAACCATGCCATGCCCGCGGTAACGGTCGGCCTGGTCCATCGCTCGCTGACGGAATGAATCGTTGACCGGACGGCGGAGACTCGCGTTCAGCGAAATCCGGCTGTCGCGGGATTCGTAAACCGGGTGATCCGGTCGGACTCCCAGACGGTCGGCGAATGCGATTGCAAGCGAGGCCTGCAGCACATCTCGATCGGGCTGATTCTGCGTGTGGACTGCCGGAGCTTGGGGGCGCCTGCGTCGCAGAGCTTCCAGCTCGAATCGCTCAGTGGTCCATCGGTTGGTGATCGCGTGTGCGAGCAACGAAACCTGCTGTCCGCTCACCTCAATCGGAGGTGGTGACAGACTGGCGTTCAGCGCGGTCAGCTGCTCCACTCGCTGCACTTGTGCGGCGGCGTCCTGTTCGTACTGACTCAGTGTTGGCGGTGCAGCCGGAGGCGTTGCCGGCGGAGCAGCTGGGGGCGTGGCTGGCGGGGTGGCATTCTCCGGTGCCGGAGGCGTTGCCGGAGTTGGTGCCGGAACGTCGTCCTCGGCGTCGGGGTTGGCGGCTCGCCACGTTGCCCGAATCGCTGTCAGCGCGTCGGCGCCCAACATTGCCACGGTAAGACCGAGCGAAACAAGGTATTGCGAAAATTTCATCTGTGTGGACTCCCGTGTGTCGAGGCTTGCGGCTAATTTTGCAACCGCACCCCCAGCGTCTGCGCCGGTCGCGGTAAAAGTGATCTCGCGTAGTTCGGCATGCCTAGCGAGCAAAAACGGACCTGTCAACAGCTGTCCATTCAAATTTTCAGAACGGCCCTCAGGAATCTCCACAATGTTTGACCGATCAACCACCACGCCCACGCTCAACTGCCACTGAAATCCGTTGGCAGCGCTCATGATAACACGGTCGCGCCACTCCGTTTCGGCGCTGGCGTAGCCTGTGGCGGTAATCTGATCGGCACCAATTTTGACTGACTCTGCATGACCCACCGGCTGCGTGTTGTCATGATCCAGCAGCAGCGGGACTGGCATCCCATCCACCAGCTTCATCGACTGCAGATCGAACACAACCGGCATACTGCGGCCGGGGATATAGGCCTTACCGCCAGTGTATGCCAGCAGGTTGAATTTTCGGACCTTCGCGCCGCCGGCAGCCTCGATCGTTTCGAGGGTTGCAAGGCCCCCGAAAATTGGCATGGTGACGGGGGATGAAGCCTCAAGTTTGATTTGATGCGGCATCTGCCTGTTGTCCTCTCTGTGCGTTTGGTGTGGTTCGCTGCGGCGTTAAGCCGGGTCCTAAGATCGCCAGTGCTGCATCCGGAAACAGGGCCCGGAATCGCGCCTCGCGGAATTGCTCCAGCGTCAGACCATAAGACCGGGCTGAGGCCAAATCTTCCTCTTCTGGGTCAACCCCGTCGTCCTCTTGCCAGAATGCGGGTGATGTTAATCCAGACCCGCAAGCCTTTTGCCGGCCAGTGTATTCGCGGTTGGTGTCCTGGTGCCGGCGTCGCGTCCATCGCCATTCATGTGAGACCTCAGCGAGGTCTGCGATATCTTGCGGGATTAACCCCAGCAGAACAGCTTCCTGCAGGAAATGACCCAGCAGTTTATCGAGACATAGCGTTTCCCAGTCCTGCCGCTGTATATCCACGTCGGCTTCGTAGTCTTGCCGGCCTAACTGGCCACCAGCAAAATTGATCCCGCCGGAATCTCCCGTTGAGATTTGCGAAGGCTGGCCAAGTGGTCTGGCGGCCCCTGCGGTATTCGTGCGAACGAAATCCGCATGTTGTGCCGTGGGCTGCTCCGGTTTCATTTGCGTGGCCTTGTGGCCAGCAGGCAAAAACGACTGCATACCGTAGGCAATCGGCATCGTAACGCCGGGGTCGACGGCGTCGAAATTCACGTCGCCGTCTTCAAATCGATCGACGTTTGTTTCCACCAGCACAGTGTGCTTTGCTGCGGTCGCGGCAGCATCCACAACAGCCCGGTCATACACGCGGAGCATGGGCCCGTCACCGATCGACGTCGCCATCTCGGGGTACCCGCGGCCCTGTGACGGTCGCTGCCAATCCCAAACGTCAATCACGTACTCTGCCGGCACGGGCTGTGGGTTCAGTGTCGGCTCATCCGCTGGATGGTAAGGCAAAACCCAGTACCGGACGGGATCGCCCTGACTGTCCAATTCCTTGCCATCCAGCAGATAGCGAGTGTTGAATGCCTCGCCGTACAAATCCGCAAACGGCTGCTGAATCTGCTCCTCTTCGAACGGGACAAAGTTCAGCGTTATGTCTTTAACGCTTACAGATTCAGTTAAATCTCGCAGCGGCGACGGAACTGTTGTGATCATCGCAAGCCCGGTGCCGTCGGTGATTTTCGCCCAGCACATCACGCGGAGTTTTCGGGGCCCATGCCGGAGTTTGAACCACTGGTTAAACAGTGACTCTACATTGCGGGCGGCTTCGGCGTTGCCAGCAATTTTAACCTCAAGAAATGGGCCACGTCCGATAACCCACGTGACTGCAGCGCGTGCGGCGCCCTTAAACCACTTGTTCGCCTGCAGCACTTCGTATCGGCTGCGGTCAATCAGGGTTCGGCGGGCTTGCCGGTCGTATCCGGTGAGTCCGGATTCGTGCTTAGCGCGTGCAAATAATTCGTTGAGTTCGGGATTCAATTCAGCGTAATCGAACGCGGCGTTTAGCTGCTGCTGCCCGCGCTGAATCTCGACCACGTGGGCCACTCGCTGCCGTTCGGTCTGCACCCGTGCGGCCTGCTTCGTCACTCGGTTTTTCTTGCGTGCCATTGTCTCACGGCCTTCTGTGTGTCAGTCTGGTTCTGCGAATCATCGAACGGCCGTCTGGCAGTTCTGCGGCTGCGTTTTGCTGGGCTTTCCACCGCTCAAATTCAATCCGGTCTTTGAGGTTGTGTTCCTCGATCGTCTCACCACCAATTACGCTTCTCAGGGGGGCGTTTGCCGCGTCTTCGATTTCCATTGTCCGCAGCCTCCTCGCTTTTCTTCTGTGCTATCCACTCGTTTTTTGTCGCTGTCCTAGTCATAGCGTGGCAGTAGTCACATTTCCAGACCGCATTCACAAAACCCTTTGTTTTGTATTGACGCACAATCGTGAACCGCGGACATCCGCAGCGGTCGCATTCGTCCGGCAAATTGCATCCGTGTTCCTGCCTGGTCACTTGCGAGCCTCCAGATTTGCCAACAGATCGGCTTGCGTCAACCGGCGTTTTTTGCGTTCTGTTTTGCGCTCACCAGTGGGTCTGTACCCTGCCAGTTCCGCACCGACTCGACACAACACACAGCAGTCCAGCCAGTGGTCCTGATCAATGCCGGGCTTGTTCTGCCACACCTCAACCTCGCGTTTCGTTTCGGTGGACTTTTTCACCACTTTGGCGGACAGGTGGCTGGCCAGAATGGTGTCCGGTGCCGTGGCGTTGTACGTGATGGAACCTGGCAAACCGGGCTCCATCGACAGCCCTTTCTGCAGTTGCGAGCGGTAGAAATTCGCGTCAAACAGCAGCATTCGGCGATTGCTGCCTTCGCGTTTGGTGTACCACTCGACGGACTTGTCAATTCGCTTGGATCCCGGCTGCATTTTGCGGGCGCTGATCGGCGTTTCGTTGCCGCTGATAAACAGACCGCCGGAGGGAATCAGGCGTCCAGAAAATCGCGGATCCGATGCGAGGCGGTGGACCACGTCCTGAGCCTTGTGCCACCGGTTATCAATCATTATCGGGCCCATGGTCACACTGGCTGGCGTGGGCAGTGTGCTCAGCAGTTCCTCAATCGCGGCCGTGTGCTCTTCCTCCCATGACATTTGTTGCAGCGGGAATTTCTGTCGGCACCACTGGTGGATTGTGCGAGGCGGCCGAAGGTGGTGGAAGTCGGCTACAGGCTGCTTGGGGAACGTGCTCCGCTCGATAATCCACCCGGTGAGTTGGCTGGACCATGCAATCTGTGTCCAGTACAGCAGATGTTCCTGAACGTCGATTCCCGTAAGGACAATTGCAGCCTGAGACGGGATTTGCCCCGGTCTGATTTTGTTGTAGCGGCTCAGGATCCCGGCATAGTCCAGATAGACAGATAGGTCATCCTCGCCCTGCGGGTCCTGCTGCTGCTCCGCCAGAAATGACATGCGGTCAGACAGGAATTTGTCCATCAGCCCCTGCAGTGCATCGACACAA